TTACACAAGAAGAAATTGCAGAAAAAAATAAAATATTAGTTCCGGCTAATATAAGTGCAATGGCTTTAAAATTGCAATTGTTTGATTTAGATATTACGGATAACGATATATTTGCAGATATTGACTCAATACCTGATTCTATGTTTCCACTTGTTGAAAAAGAAAAAGCGAAAATTAAGTATAAAACTGCTACACATTTTGATAGAAACAACGCAGATTTAAACCTTATTGCGACAATGGAGGGGTTAACACAAGAACAAGTAGATACAATATTTATTAACGGTAATTCTTTTTAATAATGGGAGTGCTTTTATTTATTATAGCTTATATTTTACTTTTGCCTTTGACAATATTTAATTTCTTTGTAGTTTTAGATAGAAAATATTTTTTAGATACTGCAATCAATATAGATAAGTTTGGTAATAGAGAGTTAAGGGCGAGTTTAAACAAGTATTTAATAACTAAAGATAGTAAAGATAGGTTTGGAGTTAATAACGAAACTATAAGCAGCGTATTAGGTAAAAACCAACAAAATAAAAGACTCACTAAATTAGGAATATGTATTTCTAACATATTGGACTTTTTAGATAAAAACCATTGCAGAAAATCAATTACATATAATTATTAAAATGAGTACACAATTAAAAGAATGTTTTTTATACTATACGTCTAAATTTTGCAAAGAGATACTTATAATGCTACTAACAGTTATTACTTTTTTAAGTCCTTTACATGGTTTGTTTTATCTTATTTCGTTTGCGGTTGCTTTTGATACTGTTTTTGGTATTTACGGAGCTGTAAAATTAAAAGGAATTAAAAGCTTAACTTCTACAAAGTTTTTTAATTTAGCAGTTAAGTCGTTCTTTTATATGGGTTCAATTATATTTGCTTATTTAATTGATATTTATATTTTTGATGGTTCGGTAATGGATATAAAATTACTATTATCTAAAGTTTTATGCGTTGTTTGGATTTCTATTGAAGTTAAAAGTATAGACGAAACGAGCCAAAAGATAGGGAATAGACCATTTTTAAGTATATTAAAAGGTTTGATTGCGAAAGCTAAAGGATTTAAAAAGGATTTAAACGAGTTAAAAGATTAAATTATGGCAAAGTTAACAGAAAATTTTAGTTTACACGAGTTTGATTGTAAAGATGGTACATACATACCTAACGATATATTACCAAATGTTATAGAGCTTGCACAAAACTTACAAGTATTGCGAGATTACATAAAAAAATCTATATTTATCACAAGCGGTTATAGGTCGCCAAAGTATAACAAGCGTATTGGGGGCGTTTCAAATAGTCAACACTTAAAAGGCAAAGCAAGTGACTTGCAAGTAAAAGGAATGAAGCCAAAAGAATTAGCAAGCATAATTGAAAAACTAATTAAGGAGGGTAAAATGAAGCAAGGCGGAATAGGAGTATATCCTAACTTCGTACACTATGACATCAGGAATACTAAAGCACGTTGGTAATTAACAAATTTAATCTTAAATTGTTACAAAATGAAAAATGTTACAGATGCTTATTTAGATTTAATACAACCTTTAAATTTAAACGCTTATTATAAAAGAGATGAAGATTTTTGGGGTTGGTGTATGCTTGGAACGATTGAGGATTTAGAATGTACTTTAGAAGCCTTTGTAGAAGCAGAACTATATGAACGATGTTGTATTATACGAGATGTAATAAAAGTTAAAACAGATGCAAAAGAATAACAAAAAAGCCACTCAACTTAATGAGTGGCTTTTTTTAACTAACTTAAAAAATAACTATGAAAACAAATCTTGACAAATATAATTAAAAAATATGAGTTAACCTTGCTACTTGACCATTTTTTTTGCAATGGATAAAACCTTCTACTGCTTTGGGTGCGTGTTCAAAACCTTTGATATGGTGCCAACTGTCTGTACCACTTGGACTTCTTAAACTTTCAACAGTTAAACCAACATAATCTTTGCTTGTTTTATGGTGTACGTGATGTGTATAAACGTATCTATGTTTTGTTTTACTCCACGCTATTGGGTGTTCCGTAGCCATTAATAAGGGTAATAATTCAGCTTTTGCACCATCCCCGTGAGTTGTTCCGATAAGATTATTAAAGTACTGGAACGCTTTACGATGTGTAATTGAGCAATCAAAACTAATATTTTCGCAATTCCTAAAATAAGTTTCAATTACATTTGCTAAAAAATAACCATTTGTATAATCGTGGTTACTTGGGTTAAAAGTAAAATGAACATCTGCAACGCTTAAAAGCAATTCTATACAGTCAATGTATAATTGTTTAGCTATTAAAAAATTTGAGTGCCACATTCCATCTGTATCTTGTGGAGTTCCGCTTGTTGTGGTTCTTCTTGGATTGTCAATATGTAAAATATCATTCCCTCCAATAAATAAAATACAATCTATGTTATAGCCTCGTGCTTTGTCTAATATTCCTTTTACGCCCTCTAAAACCCTTTTAACTGCTATTTGATTATTATAACTTTCTCCGACTTCAAAAGCACTACAAAGTTTTCCTATGTGTATATCTGCGGGGTCAATAACTAATAAATAACTTTCTTTGTCTTTTACTCTTTCAAGTTTCACAAAGTTTGGAGAATAATTTTTTAAATCTTCAATTAATACTTTGCTTAAATCTTCAAAGGTTTTTTCTTGTTTCTCTTTGTAGTCTGGGTTTTTAACAAATAGACTTGAATTTTTATCTTTTAGCCAAAGGTGTTTTACATTTTCTTGGTTTACTTCTAAATTATTAGAAGCGTTTTTAATTCCTCTATTTCTAAACCTTTTAACGTAGGTTCTTAATCTGTCTACTTCTTTACTTTGTTTTGCACTTTCGGAGGTGTTTAAGCATATTTTCGCTACTTCTGTATTATTATAGCCTTGTTCAATTAATTTGGTTATTTTTTCATTATGAATTAACCATTTAGAATTCTGTTGTATCATAGTTTAAAGTCTAATTTTTTATAAATATAATATAAAATAATTAAAATTACTATTGCTATTATAATATACAACCAAAAAGGCTCTTTTGTTTCTTTGTTTTTAATCGTTTTAAGGCTTTCTAATTCTTTTCTGTACTCTTTGTAGTTATTATCTAATTCGTTTAAATAACGTGCTTCTAATTGCTTAATTTGACTATTAAATTCTTCTTTGTAGTTAGTTTTTTCTTCTTTAGAAGTCACTTTTACATTTTTAAATTCTTTACCCCCAATAAAAAAAGGTTGTGTTTTATCAAATGGCTCAAAAGAATAAGTATTTATTAAGTTATCTAAAGAGATAGAACCGCTTGAAATTGTAGTTGTTTCAGTTTTCGTACTGTCTGACTTTGTAGTGTTTTTAGTTTCCGAGCTTTCTACAACTTCTTTTATTTTTTCAGTTTCTTTGTGCTTTTTAGAAGCTCCGCAACTTATGCAAGCAATAGCAATGCAAATAATAATTATTATTTTTTTCATAATTCAAATATAGTTAATTAAAAAGGACAATACTCTTTTTTAGGCTTTAAAATTATATGCTTTTCTCTTTGTAGTTTCTCATTTATTGCATCGCGTATGAATTTAGATTTTACAATATTATAGCTTTTTAATTTATTCAAAGTTTCTTTTTGAATTTTACTTATTTTAATCGTTTCTATTTCTGTGTACGTTTTCATAGTCTATAGGTGTTAAGGTTAAAAAAGTATTACTTTTATTGCGTATATCCAATAGTTATGCAACAGTTAACTCACTTCCTGTTAAAGCGAAATATAGATTTTGAATTTCGTGAATATGTCTGATGTGCTTTAAATAAGTGTAAGTTTCACTTTTAAATTCCATATCTTGATAATTTTTAATATGCAAAGTAATAAAATCGTCTTGGTTGTTATAAAATTGTAATTTAGTGTAAAAGTCAATTTTTAATTCCCACATATTCCTTATAACAAATTTAAAACCTACTTCTTCTAACCAACTTGTTGTTATTTTTATAGGCTCAACTTCTAATATATTTACACAATCATATTCTGAATCTTCTGCGTCACCATAAAAATCATCAAAACATAAACTACCGTTGTTAATCTGTAAAACATTGTGAAAATGAATATCGTTTTCAATTTTAAATAGATTTCCTTGTCTAAAACCGTTGCATAA